AACCAAGCAATAGATGAATGGATTGAAGAGAACACAGACGAACAGGACAGACTAATTAACTTAGTCATGAAATGGTAGGAGGTCGCTATGAAGCAGACTGTAACTTATATCATTCGTCATAGGGATATGCCAATTTATATAACTAACAAACCAACTGATAACAATTCAGATATTAGTTACTCCACAAATAGAAATAGAGCTAGGGAGTTTAACGGTATGGAAGAAGCGAGTATCAATATGGATTATCACAAAGCAATCAAGAAAACAGTGACAGAAACTATTGAGTACGAGGAGGTAGAACATGACTGAGGAAAAACAAGAACCACAAGAAAAAGTAAGCATACTCAAAAAACTAAAGATAAATAATATCGCTGAGAAAAATAAAAGGAAATTCTATAAATTTGCAGTATACGGAAAAATTGGCTCAGGAAAAACCACGTTTGCTACAAGAGATAAAGACGCTTTCGTCATTGACATTAACGAAGGTGGAACAACGGTTACTGACGAAGGATCAGACGTAGAAATCGAGAACTATCAACACTTTGTTTATGTTGTAAATTTTTTACCTCAAATTTTACAGGAGATGAGAGAAAACGGACAAGAAATCAATGTTGTAGTTATTGAAACTATTCAAAAACTTAGAGATATGACATTGAATGATGTGATGAAAAATAAGTCTAAAAAACCAACGTTTAATGATTGGGGAGAAGTTGCTGAACGAATTGTCAGTATGTACAGATTAATAGGAAAACTTCAAGAAGAATACAAATTCCACTTTGTTATTACAGGTCATGAAGGTATCAACAAAGATAAAGATGATGAAGGTATCACTATCAACCCTACTATCACTATTGAAGCGCAAGAACAAATTAAAAAAGCTATTACTTCTCAAAGTGATGTGTTAGCTAGGGCAATGATTGAAGAATTTGATGATAACGGAGAAAAGAAAGCTAGATATATTCTAAACGCTGAACCTTCTAATACGTTTGAAACAAAGATTAGACATTCACCTTCAATAACAATTAACAATAAGAAATTTGCAAATCCTAGCATTACGGACGTAGTAGAAGCAATTAGAAATGGAAACTAAAAATTAATTAAAAGGACGGTATTTAATTATGAAAATCACAGGACAAGCGCAATTTACTAAAGAAACAAATCAAGAAAAGTTTTATAACGGCTCAGCAGGGTTTCAAGCTGGAGAATTCACAGTGAAAGTTAAAAATATTGAATTCAATGATAGAGAAAATAGATATTTCACAATCGTATTTGAAAATGATGAAGGCAAACAATATAAACATAATCAATTTGTACCGCCGTATAAATATGATTTCCAAGAAAAACAATTGATTGAATTAGTTACTCGATTAGGTATTAAGTTAAATCTTCCTAGCTTAGATTTTGATACCAATGATCTTATTGGTAAGTTTTGTCACTTGGTATTGAAATGGAAATTCAATGAAGATGAAGGTAAGTATTTTACGGATTTTTCATTTATTAAACCTTACAAAAAGGGCGATGATGTTGTTAACAAACCTATTCCGAAGACAGATAAGCAAAAAGCTGAAGAAAATAACGGGGCACAACAACAAACATCAATGTCTCAACAAAGCAATCCATTTGAAAGCAGTGGCCAATTTGGATATGACGACCAAGATTTAGCGTTTTAAGGTGTGGTTTAAATGCAATACATTACAAGATACCAGAAAGATAACGACGGTACTTATTCCGTCGTTGCTACTGGTGTTGAACTTGAACAAAGTCACATTGACTTACTAGAAAACGGATATCCACTAAAAGCAGAAGTAGAGGTTCCGGACAATAAAAAACTATCTATAGAACAACGCAAAAAAATATTCGCAATGTGTAGAGATATAGAACTTCACTGGGGCGAACCAGTAGAATCAACTAGAAAATTATTACAAACAGAATTGGAAATTATGAAAGGTTATGAAGAAATCAGTCTGCGCGACTGTTCTATGAAAGTTGCAAGGGAGTTAATAGAACTGATTATAGCGTTTATGTTTCATCATCAAATACCTATGAGTGTAGAAACGAGTAAGTTGTTAAGCGAAGATAAAGCGTTATTATATTGGGCTACAATCAACCGCAACTGTGTAATATGCGGAAAGCCTCACGCAGACCTGGCACATTATGAAGCAGTCGGCAGAGGCATGAACAGAAACAAAATGAACCACTATGACAAACATGTATTAGCGTTATGTCGCGAACATCACAACGAGCAACATGCGATTGGCGTTAAGTCGTTTGATGATAAATACCACTTGCATGACTCGTGGATAAAAGTTGATGAGAGGCTCAATAAAATGCTGAAAGGAGAGAAAAAGGAATGAATAGACTAAGAATAATAAAAATAGCACTCCTAATCGTCATCTTGGCGGAAGAGATTAGAAGCGCTAAAAAAATTAAAAAATTTACCCCTGAGGATTCTAAAGGTTTTCCTGATATAACAAAAGATTCAATAAAAGAACCTAAATAAAAATATTATGGTTGATAAAATCCCATTGTTCTTTTGTTAACCACCCTTGTTTGTTATTGACTATTTCTGTAACAAACAGCTTATCTCCAGAATCGAGATAAGGTTTCAACTTTTCTATCATTTCTGAAGTTGATAAAGAAGAACGGAATAAAAATGAAGATTTCCAATAATTGCAATGACCATTAGAAATTTCCTTTTTTATAACATTTCTCAATTCCTCATATTTTTGTCCGGGTGAGTTTAAATCATATGTTAACATATAAGGTTTTTCCATATTTTATTCACCCCCAATCTAACGCAGTAGCGATAACAAAATTATACCAGAAAGGAGATAACGAAATGGCAACATTTAGAGTTTACAAAGAATCAGGTAACTTTGTCACAGTACACAAAGATTTTATACATGATTCTAATATAAGTTGGAAGGCTAAAGGTATTCTACTTTATTTGTTAAGTCGACCTGATAACTGGCAAATTTACGAAACAGAACTAGAGCAACATTCAACTGATGGACTTAGCGGTTTAAAGAGTGGAATCAAGGAACTGGAAGAAATTGGATACATTCAACGTAGTAGAAAACGTGATAAAAGTGGTAGGTTAAATGGTTATGAGTACTTAGTATATGAGCAACCGCACCACATTCGATTTTCCAACGTTGGAAAAACCGTTAACGGTAAAACCAACAATGGAAAAACCGTTAATGGTAAATCGCATACTACTAATAATAATAGTACTAATAATGATTTAACTAATAATAACAATACTAATAATGAAGGAAGTATATTGTCGGGCAACCCGACGGTGTCTTCCATTCCCTATAAAGAAATTATCGAATACTTAAATAAAAAAACAGGAAAGCATTTTAAACACAATACAGCTAAATCAAAAGATTTTATTAAAGCAAGATGGAATCAAGATTTTAGGTTGGAGGATTTTAAAAAGGTGATTGATATCAAAACAGCTGAGTGGCTAAACACGGATAGCGATAAATACCTTAGACCAGAAACACTTTTTGGCAATAAATTTGAGGGGTACCTCAATCAAAAAATACAACCAACTGGCACGAATCAATTGGAACGCATGAAGTACGACGAAAGTTATTGGGATTAGGGGGATATTATGAAACCACTATTCAGCGAAAAGATAAACGAAAGCTTGAAAAAATATCAACCTACTCATGTCGAAAAAGGATTGAAATGTGAGAGATGTGGAAGTGAATACGACTTATATAAGTTTGCTCCTACTAAAAAACACCCGAATGGTTACGAGTATAAAGACGGTTGCAAATGTGAAATCTATGAGGAATATAAGCGAAACAAGCAACGGAAGATAAACAACATATTCAATCAATCAAACGTTAATCCGTCTTTAAGAGATGCAACAGTCAAAAACTACAAGCCACAAAATGAAAAACAAGTACACGCTAAACAAACAGCAATAGAGTACGTACAAGGCTTCTCTACAAAAGAACCAAAATCATTAATATTGCAAGGTTCATACGGAACTGGTAAAAGCCACCTAGCATACGCTATCGCAAAAGCAGTCAAAGCTAAAGGGCATACGGTTGCTTTTATGCATATACCAATGTTGATGGATCGTATCAAAGCGACATACAACAAAAATGCAGTTGAAACTACAGACGAGCTAGTCAGATTGCTAAGTGATATTGATTTACTTGTACTAGATGATATGGGTGTAGAAAACACAGAGCACACTTTAAATAAACTTTTCAGCATTGTTGATAACAGAGTAGGTAAAAACAACATCTTTACAACTAACTTTAGTGATAAAGAACTAAATCAAAATATGAACTGGCAACGTATCAATTCAAGAATGAAACACAATGCGAGAAAAGTAAGAGTAATCGGAGACGATTTCAGGGAGCGAGATGCATGGTAACCAAAGAATTTTTAAAAACTAAACTTGAGTGTTCAGATATGTACGCTCAGAAACTCATAGATGAGGCACAGGGCGATGAAAATAGGTTGTACGACCTATTTATCCAAAAACTTGCAGAACGTCATACACGCCCCGCTATCGTCGAATATTAAGGAGTGTTAAAAATGCCGAAAGAAAAATATTACTTATACCGAGAAGATGGCACGGAAGATATTAAGGTCATCAAGTATAAAGAGAATGAGAATGAAGTTTATTCGCTCACAGGAGCCCATTTCAGCGACGAAAAGAAAATTATGACTGATAGTGACCTAAAACGATTTAAAGGCGCTCACGGACTTCTATATGAGCAAGAGCTAGGTTTACAAGCAACGATATTTGATATTTAGAGGTGGACGATGAGTAAATACAACGCTAAGAAAGTTGAGTACAAAGGAATTGTATTTGATAGCAAAGTAGAGTGTGAATATTACCAATATTTAGAAAGTAATATGAATGGCACTAACTATGATCGTATCGAAATACAACCGAAATTCGAACTACAACCTAAATTTGGGAAACAAAGACCGATTACGTATATAGCTGATTTCTCTTTGTGGAAGGATGGCAAACTGGTCGAAGTTTTAGATGTTAAAGGTAAGGCGACTGAAGTTGCCAACATCAAAGCGAAGATATTCAGATATCAGTATAGAGATGTGAATTTAACGTGGATATGTAAAGCACCTAAGTACACAGGCAAAACATGGATTACTTACGAGGAATTAATTAAAGCAAGACGAGAACGCAAAAGAGAAATGAAGTGATCTAATGCAACAACAAGCATATATAAACGCAACGATTGATATAAGAATACCTACAGAAGTTGAATATAAGCATTTTGGTGATGTGGATAACGAAAAAGATGCGCTGGCAGATTACTTATATAACAATCCTAACGAAATACTAGAGTATGACAATTTAAAAATTAGAAACGTAAATATAGAGGTGGAATAAATGGCAAGAATTACCAAAGAAACAAAAACTGTAAGCGACGGTTATTCAAGAGAAGACCGAGAAACGACATTGAACTATGATTACGAAAATCAAGAATGGATTGCTTACTCATCGGTACCGACACATATTACTAGAATGACAAAGTTGTACGGCGATGATGTAGAGGTATTGGAACGATTAGAATCTGGGACTGCGGTATTGGTTAGGGCGAAACTACCTAAAAGCGCAATAGGTTTTAGAAAATTAATGTCTGAAGAGCGACGACAAGAATTATCTGAGAGAGCAAAAAGAGCTTTTGGTCATTAGTGCTCGTGAATATAGGGCGAAAAACGACCAAAAAGACACACTAATACTTTTTAGGATAAATAACATCCGGAGAAAAAAACATGAGCTTTAAAAATTTTAACACAGGATAAATACAGAGGTGGAATAAATGAGTATCGTAAAGATTAACGGTAAACCATATAAATTTACCGAACATGAAAATGAATTGATAAAAAAGAATGGTTTAACTCCAGGAATGGTTGCAAAAAGAGTACGAGGTGGCTGGGCGTTGTTAGAAGCCTTACATGCACCTTATGGTATGCGCTTAGCTGAGTATAAAGAAATTGTGTTATCCAAAATCATGGAGCGAGAGAGCAAAGAACGTGAAATGGCTAGGCAACGACGTAAAGAGGCTGAGCTAAGAAGAAAGAAGCCACATTTGTTTAATGTGCCACAAGTGCATCCAAGAGGACGTTATGCGTGCTACCTGATGGAAAACGACATATTCGTGAAAGTTAAGAAGTAGATCATGACAGATAACGCACGCAAAGAATACCTAAATCAATTCTTTGGATCTAAGAGATATCTGTATCAAGATAACGAACGAGTGGCACATATCCATGTAGTAAACGGCACTTATTACTTTCATGGGCATATCGTGCCAGGTTGGAAAAGTGTTAAAAAGACATTTGATACTGCTGAAGAGCTCGAAATATATATAAAGCAACATGGTTTGGAATACGAAGAACAGAAGGAACTAACTTTATTTTAGAGGAGGTTATGAAAGTGAACTATGAAACAGGGTTCCAACTAGGTGTAATGGAAGCTAGGTTGAAGAAGATGAGAAAACAACGTGATGCGTGCAAGAAGCAACGTGATGAGCTTATCGTGGATATAGCTAAGTTAAGAGAGCGTAACGAAGAGCTGGAGAACATGTGGCGCACAGTCAAAAATGAATTGCTTGGAAGATACGAATTTTACCGTTTTAGACTTAACGAACTACAGATTGAGAGTAGAGCGAACAAGGCAGTAGCTATAAACATGGGAGCTAAAATCAACGCAAGTGCTATATTGTACCGAATGGACAAATTAGACGGAACAAATGAGTTCTACGAATTTTTAGGACAAATGGAGGATGACACTAATGAATAACCGTGAACAAATAGAACAGTCCGTTATAAGTGCTAGTGCGTATAACGGCAATGACACAGAGGGATTACTAAAAGAGATTGAGGACGTGTATAAGAAAGCACAAGCGTTTGATGAAATACTTGAGGGTTTACCTAATGCTATGCAAGATGCACTCAAAGAAGATATTGAACTTGATGAAGCAGTAGGGATTATGACGGGTCAAGTTGTCTATAAATATGAGGAGGAGCAGGAAGATGAAAAAATTTAATGTTCAAATCACATACACTGGCATGATTGAAGAGACTATCGAGGCTGAAAGTTTAGAAGAAGCAGAATTTGAGGCGCATGATATTGCGAGAATGGAAGTGCCATTTGATTGTGATGAGTATGAAATTTATGTAGATGTGGAGCAGGAAAATGACTAACACATTACAAGTAAAACTATTATCAGAAAATGCTAGAATGCCCGAACGAAATCATAAGACAGATGCAGGTTATGACATATTCTCAGCCGAAACCGTCGTACTTGAGCCGCAAGAAAAGGCAGTGATTAAAACAGATGTAGCTGTAAGTATACCAGAGGGCTATGTCGGGCTATTAACTAGCCGTAGTGGTGTAAGTAGTAAAACGTATTTAGTGATTGAAACAGGAAAGATAGACGCGGGATATCATGGCAATTTAGGGATTAATATCAAGAATGATATTGAAACGTTAGAGATTTGGGATGATGGTAACTTTAGTCGAAATGTTGCTGGGATAGACGGAAAGTATGCCCCACCACATCCATCAGATAAAATTTTATTTATGAATGGTAGTTATGTCATAAACAAAGGCGACAAACTAGCTCAATTGGTTATCGTGCCTATATGGACACCGGAACTAAAGCAAGTGGAGGAATTCGAGAGTGTTTCAGAACGTGGAGCAAAAGGCTTCGGAAGTAGCGGAGTGTAAAGACATCTTAGATCGAGTCAAGGAGGTTTTGGGGAAATGATACAATACTTAGTTACAACATTCAAAGATTCAACAGGACGTAAGCATACACACATAACTCGAGCTAAGAGCAATCAAAGCTTTACAGTTGTTGAGGCAGAGAGTAAAGAAGAAGCAAAAGAGAAGTACGAGGCGCAAGTTAAAAGAGATGCAGTTATTAAAGTGGGTCAGTTGTTTGAAAATATAAGGGAGTGTGGGAAATGACGGATGTTAAAATTAAAACTATTTCAGGTGGAGTTTATTTTGTAAAAACAGCTGAACCTTTTGAAAAATATGTTGAAAGAACGGTAAATTTTAATGGTTTTATTTACGTAAGTAATATAATCAAACAGCCAACGTATATTAAAACAGATACGATTGAATCAATCACACTTATTGAGGAGCGTGGGAAATGAATCAGCTGAGAATTTTATTACATGACGGTAGTAGTTTGATATTACATGAAGATGAATTATTTAACGAAATAGTATTTGTTTTGGACAATTTTAGAAATGATGATGACTATTTAACGATAGAAAAAGATTATGGCAGAGAACTTGTATTGAACAAAGGTTATATAGTTGGGATCAATGTTGAGGAGGCAGACGATGATTAATATTCCTAAAATGAAATTCCCGAAAAAGTACACTGAAATAATCAAAAAATATAAAAATAAAACACCTGAAGAAAAAGCTAAGATTGAAGATGATTTCATTAAAGAAATTAATGATAAAGACAGTGAATTTTACAGTCCTATGATGGCTAATATGAATGAACATGAATTAAGGGCTATGTTAAGAATGATGCCTAGTTTAATTGATACTGGAGATGACAATGATGATTAAACAAATACTAAGACTATTATTCTTACTAGCAATGTATGAGTTAGGTAAGTATGTAACGGAGCAAGTATATATTATGATGACGGCTAATGATGATGTAGAGGCGCCGAGTGACTTCGCAAAGTTGAGCGATCAGTCTGATTTGATGAGGGCGGAGGTGTCAGAGTAGATGATGTGGTTAGTCATAGCAATTATATTACTAGTCATCTTATTGTTTGGTGTGATGTTGCAAGCTGAACAGTTAAAAGGCGATGTGAAAGTTAAAGAGCGGTAGATAG